TTATGTATGAACACTGTACTGGGCTTTCGGAAGGTCTTCCGCACCATGCAGAATAATCCCGCCACAGATGCCCGGGCCATCGAGCGTGTACTCCTGAAAGAAGAAGCTGAACGGCTGTCCATCATCGTAAATCACGATTTTTTCAGTCCCCTTCCAGCGGAAATGCTGATCCAGGGCTTTTCCCAACTTGTGCCGCAGAACCGGCCGCCGGGCAACCTCATGGAGATTTTTCCGACTATGGAACTCATAGCAGCGTATGACCTTCTCCGGAATGGAGAGCTGACGCCACTCAGCACCGTCCATATCCTCTCCGGCCTCTGCAAAAGCGTGGAACGGCTCATAGGCCAATCGGACATCCTCTTTCCAGCCATGCACTTGGTCGGCGCCATCTTCCAACAGCCAGGTGAACCGAATCTCCAACACCCGCATACCATCCGGCCCCTTTGTCAGCCGCAAGGCAGCATAGGAGCCGCAGTCGTGGGCAATCAGCCGGCTTTCCGGTTTCTGTTCCAACTGCTGAAGCTCGCTGCGCAGAATGGCGAAACTGCGTGGAGATTTTTGATTTCGGGATACGGTCCAAATATCCAGCAAGTTCTTACTGCACCGTGCTTTTATCATCGTGCGGTTATTCATACTATACAGCCTCCTTTTCTGCTGTCCCTGCAATGTGCAGGGATGCCTGATCTACGAGAAATGCACTTTCGACATACTGTTCTTCATGGGAAGTAACAGAGGCGCCTCCCAGAGAGTCCAGATACTGCTGGCCGTTTTTTGACTTGGAGATATAGACATAGAACGGTGTAGCAATATACTGATCCCGCTCGTAGCAGTCATAATACCTGCGTGCCAGAACAGCAACGGCACCCAGTTCTGCCGCCTTTTGCGTCACCATGGAAACAGCCATCTTCATGACCGTCTTTTCTTCCGTATCATTGATACCGGAAGTGTAGATGCGTTCCAGGAACAGCACGAGTTTTTCACCGTCCGGGCGTTCTTGAATGAGCTGATTCTCTTTTGTCAAATCAGCAAACGCCAAACTATATGCTGCCGGCTTCTGGAAAGACCCTTTGGTCAGCCGGATACAGGCTCGGGCAACCACTGTTTCATGCTTCCACACCAGAATGATCTTTTTGTTGGAATCAAAGGACGCCAGTAGGCACTCCCGCTGGTGGCCGTTCCGATAGGATAGGCAGGTGTGGTGGGGCAGTTCCCCAAGGCGCATAGTATGATAGAAGTCGTCCACTTCCCAAGCAAAGAAAGGCCCCTGTTTCAGGGAAAGATTTTGTTTCCATACCATTTCCTGTTTCTCGCTGACGGGATGATGGATCTCCCGCTGCAGATCACCGGCGAAATATTTCAGGTCATAGAACTTGCCCATCAATTGCGCCTGCATGACCCGCCGCAGAGCTTCCGACGATGCCTTATCCCCATGGGGAAGATAGTCATACAGAGAACGAACCATATAGGCGCCTCCGCGCAGCAGAAAGTCCGTGGTGGTAGTCCGATACTGCTCCACAAAATCATCAGCGAATGAGAATTTTTCTTTCAAGTACAGCCAGTCCTGATTCTCCGTCAGAATGGCGCTGCGTACCTGGTCCCAGTTTTCCCGTCCCTCCAGTATAGAGAGGTTATTGAGTGCAAAAATGGCATCTGCTTCGGTACGAAATTCAGGGACAAAAGCTTGTACCTGGTCATAGTGCTGGAGCAGCTGGATCGCCGTCTGCCGGGGCAGGTCACGGATATGTCCAAGAGGCCCCTGATACCATTCGCTGAACGGCATTCGCAGCAGGCACTGCCCAAGCTGAGAAAGCTCTTCATCCGTTGTGTACTGACTGACCAAATCCCGTTTCACCAGCTGTCGAATGACGAGCATCCGCTTGTCCACGGATAGGGGTGTCAGCATTATGTACAAACGCACATAAATTTCTTCTTGCCGACATAACAGCCGCATTTCCTCAAATGTATATTGCTGATTCTCTTCCAGAAGTTCAAAGTAACCTCTGCTGCGCTCATTGGTTTCACACGCCAGCAGGTTCTTCTCCGACAGTGAGTTGAGATTACAGTGCTCGTAAAATCCCTTTTCATATAGGAGCGAGAATGGCCCCAAAGATAGGAACAACTCACTGTTCTGGTTCACCAGATCCAGAAAATGATTTTTCTTGTGCTGGACTGCATAGATCAAGACAGGAAGCTGATAGCGTCCGAGAGCCGAAAAATCAATACGCAGCCGCCCGGAATAGAGAGCATTCAGATAGGTCAGCTGATTGCGTAGGATTTCCTGCCGCTGTTCCTTGTTCAGTGGTTCCGGCTGGCTGATGAACCAGTCCAGGTCATACTGCCCTGCCCGGTTGTCTAACCACTGTTCAAAGAAGGCAGACAAATCCTCCGTATCGTATTCCAGTATCTCCAGCAAGCGGCGGAATTTTGCTATATCCGCAGCCTGCACCCATCGCAGATCCTTCAACCGCTGGCAATCCAGAAACAGCTGCACATCCCATTGATTCATCATTGTGAGGATATCCTGGAGCGGGCGGTTCTTTTCCAGCAGTTCTAATGCCTCTCGCTCGTTATCATGCCAGTTGAACAGGTAGGCATGGAGAAACGGCAGCCGCATCATGTCCCGCTGGCCCTCTGTCAATGCAGAAAGCCCTCCCCATTCCGCTGTGGGGAATACCTGAAGATTGTCTATGATGGCCTGTTCTTCTTCCTCATATTTGATATGGGGGAGATAGTATTTCATGTACTCAAAGAGTAGTGATCGGGGCAGGTCTTTTTGCAGAACATCCATAACCTGTGCCTGCGAGTATTGCGTCAACCGTTCTCCGCAAGCGTTGGCAGTCTGAACCATTGCCGCAATGCTTTCATCATCGGCACAGCCACACAATGCCTGATACAGTTGTGCGAATTCAGGCACTTCTACAAGTTCTGTTTGTAGTCGTGTGTTCTGACCCGCACGCAGGCGTTCCTGTAGATTAAATTCTTCTGCCCGATTACAGGCTTGTTCCAACAGTTCCTCTGAGAATTTTCCAGTGAGTTCCTGTTTCAGCCCATCTGCTTCCATGTGGGAAAGCAGAGATAAGTGATTCAATGAGTTCATCATGCCGCTTCACCTCCTATGACAGTGCAGATCATTTTTAAGATCTCATTTCGCGGCCGTGGTTCCTGTTCAATCAACTCGCCGCAGAGTTCAAAAAAGCATTGCGCGTCTTCCGGTGGCAGCGTCTGGATATTTCCAACTGGCCACTCTAAAAGTTTCTCAAACGCCATATCCAGCGCCTCCTTTCTTCTTGTGCTGTAACGGTAATCCCTTGTGAATTTAACGAGAGACCGGGCGCTTCCGTCATAAAGCTGGACAAGTTTTTCCGTTTGATTTATGACTTGTTGTGCCCTTTTCGCTTCCCGTTCTGCCTTCTCTTGTTCTTCTGCTTCTTTTTGCTCGGCTTCCAATTCAGCCCGGGAGTAAAGCACCTTTTTCAGCCGTGCTGCCTGATAGCGGTTGCATTTTTCACGCTTGATCAGCTGACGCAGCACAGCGGCCAGTGTAGACTTTTCATACAGCCGTTGGACTTCCGGTGCCTCCAAGGCGCTCAGAACAAAGTCGTCGTACTTCTCCGGTTCCGCCTGAAATACAGATGCATCCACCCACTCATAAAGCTGGCGGTGCTGCTCCGCAGTCAGGAAGGGCCGGGCGATCTTGGTTTTGAGACAAGTAGAGCTGTAATGGCCTTCGTCTTTAACAAAACTTTCGTGAAAACGAAACCATCGGCCAAAAATCTCATGGAGTTCAGAGAATGTGTACTGCCCCAGAAGCTTTTTCACAAACCGGAAACACCGCCAGCTGGAAACAGCGACTGCATATTTCCGAATGAGTTCCAATGGCCGTGTGTCTGCGCCATCTGTTTTATGCTGCTCAAAAAACTGCCACAGGTCGATTGCTTTCCTTTCTACCATCAGTGCGAAGAAACGTTCGCCATAGCAATGGTATCTGTTGAAATATTCCATTAAATCGCCGCCAGTCAGTTCGTGATACCGGGCAAGCCATCGTTTCAGAGGGATTGCCGCTCTGGAAAAGAGCAACTGTTCTACAAACAATTCCATATATGCGTTACGATCCAAATTCTTTGCCAAAATGTCATACTGTGGATCAAACACATCAAAGCGGTAGGGAAACTCTTCCCGGATATGCTTTCTCATCCAAAGAATCGTCTTCGGTGTGGATGGGGCAAGCCTGTTTTGGATTGCCTGCCACAAATTTGGGAATCCCTCATACTTGATAGAAAAATTCTTGTAGCGTTCCAGCAGCCACCCGACATATTCGTAAAATTCCTCGGGCAGAGGCTCGGTCTGGTTCAGAAGCACTTCGCAGCACGCAGCAGCAACTCGTTCCGCCGGAATGCTGTTGGAGGAAAGCCGTTCAGGAATCCGGTTGGCCCATATCATCAGAGAATTTACCACCGTGATTTCCCTGTCTGTGTAGCCGGCGCTTTGCAGTACAACAAATTCCCGGCTGTCCGGTTTCATGTTTATATAGGGCAGCTTCATCAGTGTACGCAGCACCAGGTCTGCTTTCCCCCGATAGCTTTTTACATACCCCTCATAAAAATGGACAAACCACTCCAACACCCCACAGTTCTGTTCCAACGGCAAGGTATGGCCCATCTGAAAGAGCCGGACCAACTGCTCGTGCAGGGCATGGTATCCTTTCTCCCGGTCATCAAACAGGGAGAGCACAAACAGGGCTTCCTCCGTTCTGGCATATACGGATGAAGCCAATTCATCCAGCATAGAGCGGCGCCGCAGCGAATCTGTTTCCAGCAGGTAGAGCGCCCCGGAGAGGTACACATCCTTTTGCGCCCTATTTCTGAGCTGCTGGATAAAATTTCTGTACTGGCTGCCCACGAACATATTTTCTGACTGGATGCTGCGGGTATATCCCAGCGCCAGAGCAAGAGCGCGGAAGGTACGGAGATTGTTTCCCAGCTTTTCCTCAAACCGTTCCAGCACTTCGCCAGGATAGCGCAGACCATACTGTTCAAAGTAGGTAGAGGTATCCGATTCCGGCTGCCAGATCTGCTCTGCACGGATCTGCCTGTAGGTGGTTCGTGCCTTATCATCCTGCGAGGTCTCTACCACCAGTTCGGCAAACGCATGGTACAGCGTCAAGTCAATGGCATTTTGATATACCCCATAGGACGGTATGATTTCGTGATTCACAATGATCCCTCCTTTTATTACTGCCTGGGCCAATGTCCGCCAGTGGAGTAGTTCCACTCAATCGTCCCATCTTCATAAACCAGTGGGCCATGTGCGGCCAGGCTCCAACCATCAGATAACCTTGTAAAGTAGGCTATTGTTTCCGATAAACAGGTACCTTCTACAACATCAGTGCAGCAGTACTCTTTTCCATTGCGGTTGCGATAGATATGATTTACGGTGGGAACAAAATACTTTCTTTCCATAAGAAGTTCCTCCAAAAAATATGGGGAGAGGGACACAATAGCCCCTCTCCCCCATTGTAAAATTCAAACGGACTTGCACATCAAACAGTGCCGGCCATATGGAAAAATTCTTCCGGTGTCAGTACCGGAATGCCCAACTCCTGAGCCTTGGACAGCTTGCTGCCGGCCTTCTCACCGCAGACCAGGTAATCGGTCTTGCGGGTCACCGAGCTGCCAGCTACGGCGCCCAGGGAGGCGATCAGGCTGTTCATGCCATCACGGGTATAGGGCTCTACTTTTCCGGTTACCACAATCGTTTTTCCAGCAAAGGGATTGTCATGATTCACGCTCTGCGTTTCGATGTCAACCGGTTTCTGAATGTTCATCATCATCTGCAATTCCTCCCAAATACAGAAATTCTCTTCATCGTTGAACCATATATGAATGTTCTTGTGCAGCGTGTCCCCGAAATCCGGGAGCTGCCTAAAGTCATAACCGCCATACACCGCATCCCGGAACTCGTCCAGACTTCCGTGGAACTCTCGACAAAGGGCGCCGCTGGCTGTGTTGCCCACCATGGGAATGTCCATGGCGATTACATACCGTTCGAAGGTGGTGTTGCGGCTCTGCTGGATGGCATTCCACAGGCGCTGCCAGGATTTTTCACCAAAACCATCCATGCGGATGATTTCAGCTTTGTGCTGGTCCAGTCGGTATATATCCAAATAGCTGTGAAGCCATCCTCGACCGATCAGTTTTTCCAGCGTGGCCTCCGAAAGACCTTCGATATTCATAGCCTTTTTGCTCACAAAATGGACAAACTGCTTGAGCCGCCGGGTCTCACAGCCTTCGTTGTCACAGAACAACGTTTTGATAATCCGTTCCTCGCCATTTTCTGATTTGCTTTTGGTTTCATGGATGCGTGTCGGCTCACCGCAGCAAGGACACTGATGGGGAATCACCTGATCCATCACAAAGTTCCCGCGGTCAATGTTTTCTTCCACATGGGGGATGATCATATTCCGCTTACTGACCAAGATATGATTACCCGGCATCAATTCCATGTCTTCAATAAAAGACAAGTTGTGCAACGAAGCACGGGATACCTCACAGCCATCGATCTCCACCGGGTCAAAAATTGCGACCGGCGCAATCTCTCCGGTACGTCCAGGAGTCCATTCGATGGATCGAAGCTTTGTCTTATAAAGTTCATCCTCGAATTTGAACGCTAGTCCGTCTTTATAGTGATGACCAGTTCGTCCACAGCTTCTGGAAAAAGCAACATCGTTATACGTCACAACAATCCCATCAATGGGAATATCATTGTCCTTGGCATACTTCTGAAGCTGCTTAATACCATCCTCTGTTTCTGCCTGTGTCCAAGTCCGCTTTGTGACCATGTACTTGCAAAGGTGAAAGCCAAGTGAGGAAATAGCCTTGAGCCGTTCCGATTTCCGAGGCAGTTCGTCAAATCCTTCCAGCACATTGAAGGCCATAAAGGTGATGCGCCGACCCATGCAGACGGAGGCATCCAGCAGGCGTACTGAGCCAGCCGCCAGATTGCGCCCATTCTTATAGGTTTCGCCGTTTCCATCCACCAGTGTGGTTTTCAGTTGCTCGAAATCACTAGGGCGGATAAACGCCTCTCCGGTGACCACCAGCCGGCCTTCGTACTGGATGTGGGCAGGGATGCCACCGATGGCACGGGTATTGTGAGTAACGATTTCTCCCACATCTCCATCACCTCGGGTGGCAGCCTCAATCAACTCACCGCCCTCATAGGTCAGTTTCATGGTAAGTCCATCCAGCTTGAGCATAAACATTACCTGGTGTTCTCCCATAAAGCGACACAGCTCCACACTGTTTTTCACTTTATCCAGTGACAACAGCGGGATTTCATGCGTGGTTTTCTCCAACTTGCTTACCGCAGGATATCCCACAGTAACTGTAGGAGAGTTTGCCAGCTGTATCCCCGTCTGTTCTTCAAGCTCTTTGAGTTCATCAAAAAGACGATCATAAACCTCGTCGCTGATACTGGGACTGTTCTTGTTGTAATACTCGTTGCGGTAAATGTTAAGCCGGCGGGTCAATTCCCGCTGCTTCATCATCAGATTCTGATCCATTAAGTATCCTCCTTTTCTATGACGCGAAATGCCATAATCAACCTCTCTCTTGTATTACCGCCAGATTGGTAGGAACTGCACACATCATTTTCAAATGTCCAAGTGCGGGCTAGCCCCCACCAAAGTATGGCGCCTCGACCATTATTCCCGGCATTGATTTTGTTGTCTGGCTGGTTCACAACCTTTGTGTAAAAGCCCTGGGTGTTGACCCATGTGACTTCACGCAGCTGCCCGATACACTCAGGACGGCAGTGGTCGATAATCTCCAAGCGCATACCAGGCCACAATGCACGTTTGAGCTGGTTCAAGTTTTTGATCATGCCATGTTCTCCTTTGCTTTTTCCCCGTTATGGGAAGCATAGCGTCCAAAGTTCAGTTCATGTATAGTACGCTGGATCAGTTCGTCATCATCCCATGCAATAGAAAGGGTCTCTCTTTCAGGACCTGTTCCTACATGAACGCTTACCGTACCACTGTAAATTTGCATCAGTACATCGGGGCGCTTGGCACAGACGATTGCCAGGTTTCCAAGCTGTTTCATTGACTTCTCCCTTCACACGATCCGCAGCCAAACTACAATGGGCTGGCTGAGATCTGCCACTACATAGTTCTTCTGGATTTTACGAGGTCGGTAATGCCCGTCCAGTTCACACTCCATGCTCTGCTCGATACGCCCTTCATTCTCTTCCAGATGCTCCCGGAACGAACGCAAGGTATGCAGGCGCACAGCCAGTGGAGCATCTTCTCTGCAACGCAAATCGGAACAGTACACATATCTGTGCGGTTCATCTTTGAGCATAAAACCGTAGGTCATATACTTCCGGCATCTCTGCTCTCGCTCCCGCTCGATATGTTTCACATAATCCACAGCACTTTTCACACCTTGGGTCACATACAGAACCCCCAATTGCTGACGCTGTTCGCTTGTCAGAGGAATCTCTGCTTTTTCTTGTCCGGGAAGTCCTTTGTAGATATGAAAGCTTTCCGGAGCATAACGGTAGCCACGGATGTTGTATTCAAATTTCAGCTTACCCAATGTCAAAACTCCTTTCATACATGAATGGCCGGACGCCCTGAAGGACGCCCGGCCATTGTTACACTGTTGTTATGCGGCAGCAGGGATTTTGGGCGTCTGCATAACTGATTTGTTTTCCATCAAATCTTCCAACAGTACCTTCGCCAACAGTTGTCCGGCAAGGTGCCCTGTATGGATGATTACACGATCTTTCTGCATTTGGATAAATTCCTCATTGCGCAGCTCACGGCTCTGTTCAGCCAATTCCAAATCTTTTCCTGTGAGCCGTTTGGCAACAACCTCTTGCCATTTACGAAGAAATTCTGTTGCCTGTTCAATGTCTTCATGCTGACGATCAAACAGTGTCCGTTTTTGCCGCACAGTTCCGTCCGGTTCCACCTCCAATGTGTAGTAAGGATCTTCCGGTTCGCTGGTCCGACGCAGGAACAGGATAAAGCTCTCCCGGCGTTCAATACGGTCATAATATCGTTCGCCACTACCGTCGTTGCCAACACAATGGTGAAGCATCCGTCCTTCTGTAATGATGGAAAGAATGTCTGTTGGAGCAGTAACCGTGTACGTTTCATCAGCGTATGCATACTTTTTCTGGAGTTCCTTGCAGATGGAATTAACATGGGGATATTTCTTCTCCATCTCCTTCGCCTGGAGTCTAAGGTCTCCCTTTTCACATTGAATGACAAGCTCATCATGCCGTTGCCGGAGTTTGCGGGCACGGTAGATGATCTCGTCACTGGTATCAATGTGCAACCGCTCTGCCATAGCAAGGTAGTCCTGCCAGGTGGTCAATACCTGGCGGCAGTTATTGTTAAAGTGTGCTTTCTGCTTTTCCAGGTAATTGCAAACCTGTACAGGGCTCATGCGGTCAACAATAAACATAATGTCGCTTGCGCTTATGTGGCTTTTGTGAAACCAGCGAAGCAATTCAGAAGAAATTGGCTTGCCGGTTTTCTTCTCCAGCTGTATCCAGCCCAGAGCATCCGTACCACCGTTCATTTGGCGCAGACGTTGGAACTTTTGTGTATCCAGCCCTAAAGCGCGAATCAAGCTCGGCTCCTCTGGATGTAGCACCATCTTCCGTACACTATCACAAGATCGGAAGCATTCTTTTGTCAGCTGTGTCAGACCAGCTTTCCATATTTGCTCCATTTGGGGAAGGCGTTCCCAGACTGCCAGATATTTCTCGGGATCAGTGACCTTTTGACGGCGTATCCATTCCACAAGTCCAGTACGGCGGAGTTCTTTTTTCTCCAGGGAGGGCAGGCTTTTTCCATAAACGCAGCCCAGTTGTTCACCAGAGTAGCTGTAATAGCAGGGACTCCCCGAAATCCAGCGCACTTCCCGCTGACAGTACATTCCCCAATAATAAGACCGGATCTCGCCGCTTCGATCATAAACCGAACGTCGAAATTCGTGCCAATAGGGTTCACTGTGCGGCAAGGTGCTTCTTTTGTAGGTCCTGTTTACCCAGAATTCCCGGATAACAAATCCATCTTTGCACCTCTGGATCAGATAAGCATAATGCTTATCTGTCTGAAAATAACCTGTGCGTCCCAGTGCTTTGAACACGATAGGATGCCGGCAACAGGTGCAGCGGCCTTCCTTGTTGTGGTAGGGATGCCCGGCAATGGGAACTTCCTTTTCGCAGAAAGTACAGTAGCCAGTTTTAGCGCCGCCGCGTTTGTAGCGATAGAAGATGAAATTCTCCCGAACAGCCACTTTGTCAGCCCAACGTCCCCAGTCTTTAGGAAGCTTCGGAACCTGTGCCAGATCGTTGTCCCATGGGTCGGTAATTCGTTTGTGATACCGGTTCAGTTGTTCCTCGCGCACTTTCCTTTGAAAGTCGAGGATACCATAATACCCACCACGTTCTCCTGAAAAATAGTTTTGAATGATAGTGGAGTTCTCTTCACTGATCCAGCATTCCGAAGCATACTCCCGGCCGGGCCACTCCAGCCTGTCCAGCTTTGCATCCCGCCATTTTCTTGCCAGATAGTCATAGGTCAAAAACTGGCGGTTTTTCTTGTCCAGAAACACCTCATACACAGGCTGATCTCCGTTCAGGCGAAGACAATCCGGCATATAAAACGCCACTTTTAAGATTCCATCCTGTACCTGGCAGTTTAGATAGGTAAAATACCTACGTTCGGTGTACTCACGACCATAGTAGGTCACCTTTTTCTGCGGAACATCCTCTATGGCTGCCTGTTTCATTTCCGGCGATGCCATCAGTACAGGCATCGCTAAGAGCATAGATTTCGTCAATTTATCTCACCGTCCTTCTTTCAAGATCTGCACCATACCACACACCAGGCAGAAGCGTTTTTCCATCAATGGTCGCTACTACGATCTGCTGCACAGTACCGGTATCTGGGTCCTCTTGTGCGAAAGCCAGAATATCTCCCTTTCGGCACCCCTTGGCAATAGGGTCAACACCACGTACAATCGCATAGCCGCCCCAAGTGTTCTCCGCCTGATCTTTCTGCACATGATTGCTCCATGCCCGTTTGGGGTGGTCAACCATATAAGCCAGCCCAAGCATAAAAAACTCTTCCTTTGAAAGCTTTTTCAGAATCGTCAATTCTGTACAGGAGATTTTGGAATCAATCGCATCTTCGTCGATGTCCCCACCGGCGTTGACAATGTAGTATTCGGAATGGTTTATATCACCGTAATACCGCAAACAATCCAGAGGATCCTCAGCACAATGAAAACCATTCTCGGCGCAGTTTGCTTTCTCCGTCACATTCAGCCCCATCTTGAACTGATAGCCACGGCAAACCAGACCAGGGCAGAACCCTTTATATGCAATCATCGAAGTTCCTCCTTCAGCCAGCTAAATCCAAAAGCGAGATTTGTCCATCCGTGGCAGCTTTCTTTTCCGGCGCCGACTTCGGCTTGGCTTCTGCTTTCTTTTTTTCGGGCTTTTTAGACTTGCTACCTGTCACCGTCTTTCCGGCATAGGGCTTTGGAACAAACTCTTCCTCCTGTTCCTGATCTTCTTTGGCATCCGGATCACGAAAATAGTCTTCTGCCCACTGGTAACACAAGTCGTCTGGTACATCACAGCCATATCCCGGATTGTTCCGGTCAAGCTGAATGCCATTGGCTTTGAGCTCGTCCTGGATGTAGTCCCACGCTTTCCGATTGATGTACTGGAAACAGTGAAGCATCGACTTACGCGGGTTCATTGTCAGGCGGGCAAAGGCGGGGTCAGACAGGCATAGGGTCTGGATCAGCTCAGACACGCACTCCTTCATATTGCGCCGGGTCAGCTTTTCTGTATCCTTGCTGATCCGCTGCATGGAGGCGGCTACCACATCATCGTCGCTCATTGCGGCTAACCGATCCAACTGTTCCTGCAACGCCTTTTTCTTTTCCGCCTGTTTAGCATCCCATTCAGCTTTGCGCTTTGCTTCCGCTGCCTCATGTTCAGCACGGCGTTTGGCGTCCTCTTCGTCGGCAGCGGCCTTACCCGCATCGTCAGCTTTCGGGGGCTGCTCAATCTTCTCGGCCATTTTCTCCGGCTCACTTCCCATTCCGTCCAAATCGTCATCCACTTCAAAGGCGTTCTGGCCCTGTGGAGCTACGGAAGGCGGAACTGGCAGTTCATCAAAAGTTTCCTCGTCCTCAAATGCTGCAGTGTCAACCGGAAGCTCTCGGCCTTGGTCCAGTTCCTGCGATAATTCAGAAAAATAACCCATAATGACTCTCCTTTCAAAAACAAAATGGCATGGAGCAGGCTGATGCCTATTCCATGCCATCGTTACATTGTTACAGCACATAGAGTAATGTACTGCAGTTGTCAAAGCAGTAGCATACCACATTGGGATACCGTTTTGACCAATCTTTGATTTTCTGTTGAATTGTCTCTGCTTCATTTAACCGTGAAAGGGTCCACGGCGGCGGAATCATCACTGTGAAATAGCCCTGTTCCATACAGGGTCTCACATCCGCATCCAACTGGGCACATTGTTGCAGCAGTGCCAACAGCTGGGTCTGCTTTACTTCATTAAACGCTGTTATCTTTCTACACCTCCTGCCGTATCTTTTTTTGCTAGCATGGGCGAGAAACGAACTTGCTGAAAATCAGCTTGTCCATTCACATAGTAATAGGTGCGTTTTTGATCAATGTCCAATTCAATTACGTCAGATAGTGCCATCTGACGCCCACGGCACCCCTTCGGTAGTTCTTCACTGAGCCAGGAAAACAACCGTTTCAGAATTTCTCTGGCGTTTTGCTTGACAGGGCAGGTAATCTCCCCCGCCCAAGCCACTCGGTATTGGGCAGCTGGTGGCTGTTCATATCCCGCTTTTTTCAGTGCGTCTATTCCTTTGAACGCAAACGGGATTGCCTGTCCCTCATCTAATTCCAACTGATAGAGTACAAAATGCTGCCTTTGACGCTGAGAATCCAGAATACGAACAAGCCCTTCCCGACCTTGCCGCAGGAATACTGCATATTCGTCAGGAGTAAGCCCCAGATATTCCATCAAGCCAATGTCATTTTCTTCCCGATGATGCCACTGTTCAGTGCAGTCTTCAATATGGTTCAGTTCACACAGACCCCATAGATACTGTTCTTTGAAACTCAGCTTCTCAACCTCCTTCCGTTTTTGGCTCTCTCTACGCAATGCAAGCTGCCAATCATCAAAACCCTTGTAATTGGGGTTCCAAGTCAGCCGCCGGCAGTTCATGCCATACTTTCGGGCAGTCAAGTAGATTTTTGAGGCACCATTCATAACAGCTTGATTGTTATACTTATCCATGTCGTGAGCCTCAATAATTTCTTCTGTTCCGTTTTGTGCCAGAAAGGCAAATAACGGTTCCAGCGGAGTAATATTGTTGGCCCCGGCAATGGCTGCAAAGGTGCGCCCGGTTAAACAATGGGATATATCAGCTTTCAGTAATCCTTCAATCACATAGACTACACGGGAGGAAGGATTTCCAACGAGATGAATGGGGCTACCAGATGTAACGCCTTTGTTTTTGCTTGACGATGAAAACCAGATGTACTTGGCTCCCGGTTTATCCGGCGGATCACCTTTCTGCTTGATTGGAACATCCAATAGAATCTGTAATCCTTTCATCATTCCGTCAAAACCAATGGCGGGAATCAGGATGCCGGCATTCTTTCGGTAAAAGTTCATCGTCCAGTGCCCATTGTCGTCCTCATAAAATCCCGGCACACCTTCTACTTTGCACCCCTGTTTGATTAGCCGCTCGGTAATTGAGCGACAAAGAAACGGCGGCGGTGTGCTTTTTAGCCCCAAATTATCAATCTGCTCGTCTGTCAAACCACGCTTCGGTGATCGAAGATGGTTGCGATGTACAGGCTGCAGCGGCAAAAGCCGCATAAGAAGGGATAATGTTTGATGAATTTCCTGGGGACTTGCCATGTTTGATTGCTCTGCCAATAACAACTCATGATGATTGTACAGGACCGGATGGTTCCCCATTTCTGGGGAACCATTTCCGGTTTGTTGTATGGCAGGTTCACATTGCTTATGAGTCGGCTTTGGAGGATGGTCGAACTCCTCACAAAGAAGTTCTCCAATCTCCCAATAGGCGTCTGAGGTAGACGTGTGGTTGAGTTTGGCATAGAGGGCCAGCATTCTGCCATATTCACCGCAATGATTACAGCGCCACACGTTCTTGACAAAGTTGACATTCATCCTTCCGCGGCGGTCACCACAAAACGGACAGTCCACATAAACACTGTTTGCCTGTTTGCGCCTGATTCTCAGATGCAGCAGTTCCACCACATCCATGATCGTAAATGGAAAATCCCCCGAATATGAGTCCATTGACGCTCACTCCTTTCATGGCCCCATACTGGGGGGCACGCTTCATCCGGCTTTCTGCAGCGAGTCCATGACCAGCTGGGCCGCAGCGTGGATTACATTGTTTTTGTTGCCAGGTGTCAGGTAGAAGCGCAGGCTGATCGGCCGCTCCTTGGCAATCTGAGCGATGGTTTTACCTGCACAGATTCCCTTATCCACTACCACTTCCTTAGCTTGTTCCAATGTCATGGACTTCAGGATTTCTTCCACCGGCATATCCGCAGTATAAGCCGCTGCAGCCGGGGCTGTCGTTTCCTGTGCGACGGATTCCTGAGCATGATTCTCAACGGGCGAAGCCGGCAGCATTTCCGCATTGGGTTCCGGAATGGGCAGTCGCTCCGCAGGTTTTTCCGGATTTACCGGAAGCTGTTGCGCCTGGGGGGCGTGCTCTTCCTGATGCTTCGAATCTGCAGGCAGCGCTTCACCCTGAACAGGCTCTCTTTGCGCGTCAGAAGCCACGTAGGGCGTTTTTGCCTCCTCGGCAGGTAATTTGACCTTTGCGCCAGAAGCCGCCGTAGAAGCGCCGTGAGCAGCTTTCTGGACACTGCGGCTCACCGACTCCTGTGGCGCCGTTGTTTCGGCCGGTGTCATAACATCCGTAAACTGGATGCCAAACCCAGCGTCGGACAATGCCTGGCTCAATGCCTCGTCCTGTGCGCTTTTGATATACTCTTTACCGTCATGGATGGTCTTCTGCACGACGCTGACGCTGATCGGCTTGACATCGCTACGGTCCAGGAATACCTGCGCTTCAAAAATCGCCATCTGTTCTGTGATCCGCAGCGCAGTTACACGCATAGGTCCATTGGGATGTGCCATACGGAACCACAGTTTCTGCACAGGCAGATCCAATTTCAAAGTGTTTTTGGTACGGCGCAGGTACTTGAGCGGGTCAAAGCCCGGCACTTTGTTGAGTGCGGCCACCGCTGCTTCCGTCTGATACATCATCGGGAAATTGTTGCTTTCGTTCATTGTAGATACTCCTTCCTAAATATAAAAATAGGAGATACCAGTTGCTTTTTCTGCAACTCTGTATCTCTTTTTAACCTGCGTTCTTTAATTTTTCGGATAAAGCCGCTGTAACTGGAATACCTGCTCGCTTTGCGTATGCCTGATAGTACATACCAATGCGCGCTCCCAGCAACGTGTGGCGCTTATTGATTTCACTGCGATGGATTGCCATGAACAGCACCTGCTTTTGTCCAATCAGCACGACTCGTTTTTTTGCTCGGGTGATTCCGGTGTAGAGCAAATTGCGATAGAGCATAATGGTATGCGCTTTCAAAAGAGGCATGATAACTGTTTCATACTCCGACCCCATCGCTTTATGGATGGTAGTAGCATAAGCGAGATCCAGATTCATCATATCCTCCATGCTATACTCAAATTCTCGCCCCATACCGAAGTCCAGGCCAATACGCTTACCTTTCTCATCTTCCCGAATATAACGGATAAATCCCAAATCACCATTGGAAACCTTTTCGGTGTTTTTGGTCTGCATAATGCGGTCGTTTACACGGAAGATTTTCATCCCAATTCGGATTTCTTCCTCAGCAGATCGAAACGGATTTACCCGCTCACGGATTGCTTCGTTAAGCTGCTCTGCAGAGGTTTCTCCTTCCGAACGGAATGGTGACAGGATTTGCACTCGGTCGATTCCGCTTTCCTCAATCTCCTGACAATACCGGCTGATGATCTTTTCGGCAGTTTCAGCCTGATTCTTTCCAGCCTGAAAAACAAAGTCCGGGCCGAAATACAGATTGGCACTGCCTTCGTTGATAAACTTGGCATTATATGCAATCTGTTGCTGGACACGCAATATCAAAGTTTGTCGTTAGTTTGTAAGCTGTTTGTAAACACCTTGCAAACGCACTTTATAAGCCAATTTTTTATCACTTTGACTGTAATTTATAAAGGCATGTAATATCAAAGTTTGTCGTTAGTTTTGGTTGAACTAACGACATTTTTAATTTTAACTCTGAACGCCCACAAACCTTGATTAAATCTCGGTTTATGGGCGTTCGGAGTTGTTTTTTGTACATTTTAGAATAAGGACATAAGAAATCAGAGCCTTTAATTGCGAAGAAAATAATAACGGTTTCACAAAAACATGGATTTTTGTTTCTTTTTTTAAATCTTAATTATCCTCACAATAAAAAGCAATATCACAATATAATCTCTCCATCTATTTTGTATTGCTTCAAATAAACAGTATTCATAGCTCTTACCTGCTGTTCAATATTAAAAATTCTTTTCTCTGTCATGTTTCTATATTTAAGAAAATGTCGATATTCCTTTTTTCCATAATTCAATATAATAGATGACTGAAACTTTAACTGTTCCATCTCGTCTAGTATATTACACACAGCCTCTAAAAAATCCTCTTTGTTCTCTTCTTTTAAATGCGGGCATGCTAGTATGCCTACAAGATAGTTCAAAGCCAGTACAGTATATTTTAACTCATTGCCTGTTCTTTTTTTTAAAAAGGAATCAACAATAAGGCGTAATTCTCCGTACTTTGCTAAGAGAAGTTCGTCTTCATCTATTTCTCCATCAATTATAGGAACATTACATTCAGGAAACAACGAACCTTGACCTTCGCGAAGCCATTCTTCATCAATGTTAAACTTGTAGCACACAAGTTTTTGTAACGTTACCGACGGTTTCTCTTTGTCATTTTCGATGCTAGAAATATGGTTCTGCGATACTCCAAGTTCTCTTGCAAAATCCTCTTGATTAAACCCTCTAGTTTTTCGAATTTCCTTAATTCTTTCGCCTAAAGTGGACATAAAAGCCTCCTCAAAAAATCTGATTCAGATATTTTTTTATTGACACTATCTGTATCAGATGTTATAATATCTGTTACAGATACATAGAAGTATATAACAATTTGTTATATAAATCAATATAGATTGGAGGAAAAATAGTGCGTAATATCATTATTCTCACAGATTATCCAAGACAGGGACAGTTTATTGTATCTCAACTTGCAAAAATTGGGAAAAATCAAGCATGGTTATCCAAACAATTAAACATGTTTCCTTCCCAATTAAGTGCAATAATACACGGAAAACATCGACCATCGTTGGTAACTGCAAGAAATATCGCACGTGTACTCGATGTTTCTCTTGATGATTTTGCAGATACATTTGACTAGGAACACGTGCAGCTATCTAAAGGAGGTGAATTAAGTTGATTTTAATAACCACTAAGGATGCCGCAAAGCTATTGAATCTATCAACACGTACTATTGAGCGCCGTGCAGTAGACGGAGTATATAAACACGAATACATAGGAGGTCGTGGGCGTGGTGGGCGTCAATTACTTATTGCGCTCGAAAGTCTCCCGCAAGCAGCGCAAGACCGCTACTACGGCATAGAAAAAGAACGCTATGAAGAAAAACTTGCACAGTTCACAAATGACCAGCTGCACGCTGCCAATGAGAAAAAGGGATGTGTGCTAGAATATTGGCGCAGTGGTCTGTCTCCTGCTGCGTTTGTAGCCCAGCGCAATGCTATGGGGCATTATGTTCCCATTACAGAGGGGCAGCTGTATGCATGGCAACGCATATTGAAAAAAGGAGGGGACTTGCCGGAACTGGTAGACAAGCGAGGCGGCTTCTCCCGAAAAGGGGTAAGCTCTATTTCATCTGACGCTTGGGAATACTTCTATGCCCTCTACATGACCGAGCAACAAAGAACCGTACAATGGTGTTATAAAGAAACAAAAAAGGTGTATCCAAATATCCCATCAGTGAAAACTTTCCAAAGGCGCGTAAAAGAAATTCCATACTACGCTCTTAAAGAGTATCGTGAGGGGAAAACAGCATTTCGGGATTCACTCCCATCCATGCAACGCAGTCGCTTAGATATCAATTCCAATGATGTCTGGTTTTCCGATCACCATCTTTTTGATGTCTTTGTTCGGAACAAGAAAGGAAAGGCCGTTCGGCTCTGGCTCACGGTTTTCTTTGATGCCCGGTCAAATAAAGTCGTTGGCGCTCTCATTCGAGACGCATACCCGAACGCCACCGCTATAAAGCAATGTTTTAGGATGAGTGTGGAGCAAAATGGACTTCCCAATGAAGTTTACTTTGACAATGGCAAAGACTATCGGTCAAAAGATTTCAACCGAGATTATCCGCATTCTCTTGTAAATAGACTTGGAGTAAAAACAATCTATGCAACCCCTTACCATGGACAAGCAAAAACTGTAGAACGCTTCTTCGGCACAACAGAAATACAATTTGGGCGCATGTGGCCTACATACTGTGGTAAAGACGCAAAACAGCGTCCAGAAGGTATGCGGATATCCAACGAACAAATAGCAGAAATTGCCCCTACGATGGACGAATTTATCACGGCTTTCTATATTTGGCTGGATGAATACCACAATACACCCAGCCGGGCGCAAGATATGGGAGGAAAATCACCCAATCAAGTATACACGGAGAATTTGAAGCAGATTCGCACAGTAAGTGATCATGAAGCACTACGACTCATTTGCGGCAACTCTGTAGAGCGTACTGTGCAGAAGAATGGTATCTGTATGTTCAATAACTTCTACTATAATGATACACTCCTACGATACATTGGACAAAAGGTTTTTGCCGTGTATGACCCAGACAACATTGATAAAGTTGCGATATTCGACCGAGATTACAACGCAATTTGCATGGCAACTGCAAAACTTATTTCCGGTTTACGTAACACATCTGAAGAGGCGTACATTGAAGCGGCCAAACAGAAACGCGCAGCGCGTAAGCTAGCAAAAGATTATGCGCCAACAAGCAAAATAAGCGTACATGAGATTATAGCCCGTAACCAGCTCCTTGAACAAGAGAAAGAACAAGGGGACATTCCGAGAGTGGAACAGCTCACAGCTCAAGCCATCCGAAACATTGCTGTACTGAAAGACCGCTGCTCCAATACTAAGGAAGAAGATAATTTAACCGACATCTTAACAGCTTATTATATGCAAAAGGAGGACGTATATGCAGCACGTTGAAGATGCACGTCGTGCCTTAGCCCAATTCATACAGGACAGTGGCAAGTCACAGCGTCAAATCGCAAAGGAAGCGGGGATTTCTGCCACACGAATCTCGCAGTTTCTTTGTGGCACATACCAAGGCGATAGCGATGAAACCGCTAGCGAAATACAAAAGTATCTTGCAGTAGCAAAAGCTCGATTAAACACTATTCAAACAGGAAATTTTTACTCCGAATTACGTAATACAAAGGATGTTCTTTTCGCCTGTTTATATGCACATAAACACAATGATGTTGCCCTTGTATGCGGTGATGCAGGTGCAGGAAAAACAACAGCGTTAAACTACTACGCTAAAAATAATGCAGGCGTTATTATGGTGACAGCAAATGCCTGTACTCCATCCGCAACAGCGATTTTGAAAATGATCTGTGCAGAACTGGGCAAACCCGCACCTAGAAGCCGGGACACTTTGATGAATCTGCTTGTAGAGCATCTCCGCGGCACAAACCGTCTTATTATCGTGGATGAAGCCGACCATCTTTCCTTTTCGGCCTTGCAGGCTGTGCGCAATTTAAATGATCTGGCCAGTGTTGGTATTGTATTTTCGGGAAACGATAAAATTTATCTACAAATGACATCTCCTCGCAAAGGATATGAATTCGATCAAATTAGAACACGCATCATCGTGCGCAAGAAGGTTCATAACGAATACACCGTGGAAGAGATTCAAGGTGTTTTTGGTCGCCTTGGTGAAGCAGAACAGGCTTTTCTGCTGAAACTCTCCAGTTCGGAAAGTCTGCGTACGGCGAAGAAAATTTTTCAATTAGCCCAAGCAGCGGCATCTACGACGCATACCCCTTTAAGTGCAGGGCTGCTACGCCGAATACAACGAGAATTTTTAGGTGTTGAGATTTAGGAGGGACATAATGATATACCACAATAAAGCCGACTTCATCGAGTTTTTCGATAATAATATCACAACTGATTTTCTTTTACGTAAGGTATACGAAGATAAAAACATAGTGTTGGAGAGTCTTCGCCGAATGGATGATATATATGTCCCTGCCCTGTATGGAGTACAGCGTTTTGGATATGGGACTGAGCGTGACGTCCTATTAAGCGTTATCGACTTTGGTATATATCAAGGTCTTACCTATATATCACATAAGGCATTGGAGGGAATGTTTAATGACTTTCACAACAGCTAAACAGTACGAAGTATTCCGTATGATTGCCGTGGATGCAGTACGCGGGAATGAAGTCATTGGAAAAGAATTGCACACACATAACATCGTATCCGATTTTGATTTTTACGTTGATCTGTATACGGCCTTAGCTGGGCAACAGGACGATTTTTCACAGACAAATACAAGAACGATTATAGATGCTGCACTCCGTATGGGCTTTTTAATGGGGCGTTGCTATGGCATAACAATCCCGGAAAACATTCAAAAGCCAGCCGCCCCGCGCCGATCGCGTCGGACCAAGCGTAAGAGTACCACAAAAGCAGAAGCCCCAAAGGAAGAAACTTCTCATGAAGAATAATGTATCATGCACTACTCAATATACAGTGCCCCTGCAACGTCTTCCCGAGCAAACTGAGAGCTTGCTGAAAGAAATACATGCTTTTGCCCTGCAAACCGTACCTATTCTTTTTGCATCCTGCAGCATTACACTATTCAGGTATGGAAGTTTGAAAAAAGACGGCTGCTATTCGCAGTAACAGCCGCCCTGAAACGACTTCTTTATTCACCATCCGAAGTCATCTTTATCTTAGCATAACCAAACAAAAACCGCAACGCATAAGAGCGGCTGGAAAGGCTCTATTTCGAGTTTTCATACTCAAGGGCGTTTAGCTATTACAAAAACGATGCAAGAGTTTTTAAACAGCATTCCGGCGAAATTAAACACACATCACTAAGTATAGGAGGTTTTATTCCATGAATGAGAAAAAAGCAGCCGTAAAAGGCTCCCATTTTGATGATGCAGAGAAGAATAATTTCACTTTAGAGCGAGTCGGCGGTATGGAGAATTTATTGGAAGTTCGTGACGTGATGGAGGCTTTAGAACCGACACTGCAGCACTGCCCATTCTGTGGCGCTCCGGCGGTGATCAATGGCATTTTTGCATATTCCTTGCCCGGTGCTGTGGTTCGCTGTTCACAGTGCAAATGCAGCACAGAGATGAAGCTTTCCGGACAGAAGTTCCCTTCGGGAAAGAATGTTACGTTGGTTGTTGCAGCTGCTCAGGCTGTACACGATTGGAATCACCGAACTTCCGGAGATATGACATAGATGACTTTAGCTTCATCCCTATGCACTGTACATCATGTTAGTTGTGAGGAGCTAATCTATTTTCATCCATTATTATATGTTACACGGCGGGAGGATTTCAAATCTTCCCGCTGTAATCGTATTAAAATAAAATCTATTCCTAAAGCATTTTATTTTTCCCTTTTAATAAAAGACTTTAACATAAAATTTAAGGCGGTGAGAAAATGGACATGCTCAAGCAAGTGCGCTATGAAGACATGACCGAAGAACAACAGATGTTGATTGACATTATGGGAATGGATGCCTTCATGGAATTGGTTCAAACTTGCGGCGGTGCGTATGTCTATATTCCCAAGGAGGATAATCTGATTCGCCCCATCCGTAACAGAACTATCCGAAAGGAGTTTAATGGTCGCAATTTCAAGGAGTTGGCTGTCAAGTACGGACTAACCTCAATGCAGATCAGAAACATCGTCAAAGAAAAAGGGTAAGTACAAATTGGAAAATTACCCTAAAATACTTAGGGGGTGAAAAACAAAGCGCTCAGTTCGTAAGTACCCAATATCAGAGCGGGAGCGAGAGAAAGATTAAGTTGTTAAGTTATAGAGTTACATAAAAAGGAGAGTGTACACCTTGAATTCTAATCAAGCCGTAATTAAAAAGCATCTTGAGGACATTCACGCTGATATTACAAAATATCTTCCACATATTATCACTTACCAATCCGAGGTAAAGTACGCAGACACTACCTATACACAAGAATATGCCCAACAATCAAAAAAGAAATCTTTGGAAAAGTTAGCAGCAGCCGCCCAGCACGCGCGCGACAGTATTTTGCAGCATATTGAAAGCATCTGTGCCGCTGCTACAGAGTTGGAGCATCAACCGTTTGTAGAGGAGCTTACATCTACACTGCTGCTTATCGGTACGGCGAAGGAAAAGCTCCCATTGGAAATCAGAAAGAGCCTTATCGAGCCATTTATCGGGAATAAGTTGGCGCTTGTTGCCCTGCAAGCCTCATTTGAGGCAAACGGTGTAGAGCTACCACGCATCAATGACAGCGAAAACATTCTGTCCCAATATATCTTTGATGCTGAACATACATGCAATAATTTATCCAATAACGCTTATAACGCTTTCATTAAACCGGAAAGCAGTGCATTGCTTGTGCTGAACCTTTGGAACCGTTTTGCACACTTTGCCAAGCTGGAAGGTGTGGAGCTGTCCTTGAACTTTGATGATGATCCCAACGCCATTAAGTTTCATAATGATGCAATGTGGACAGCAGCGGGGCTTGAGGTTAAATAAGGAGAAAATACCGTGGATAAAAAAGAATTCCTTCGTGCTACCGAATGTGCCGGCTTTTCTAATCTGAACGGGCAGATTATGCGCATGTGCAACATTTTGGATTCATCACAGAGAAATTTAAACGCTGTTTATTCACTGTGTAAAAACAATCCTAATTTTGCCTGCACAGAAGAACAGATCACAAAAAGCATTGAATACCTATGTGATAGCGGCTATCTGGTGATAGACCATCCAAATGGGCTGCAATGTCTCTATGACCTCAAAGCGGGAGGGTTTGGAATGGTTCGTCTCCATATTCCGTTCAAAGGTACGCAGTTGCTTATGGGGGTTCTGCAAGACCCCTGTGTGGAGAATTAACTATGTTTAAGCAATTTGATCGCCGCAGACGGAATGGGAAAATATCGAGGCTTCCCATAGCTTTGCGTGACAGTGTAGACAAAATGCTGATGGCAGGGGCGACTTATAGGGAAATCGTTCAATTCCTGCGTGAGAATGATGTTGAGCTTTCTCGGCAAGCTGTTTGCAACTACGCCCGGCAGTTTCTCTGCACGACCCAGCAGCTGCGCATGGCGCAGGAAAATTACAAGCTACTGCTGGATGAGATGGAACGCACACCGGAAATGGATACTTCTGAGGCAATCATCCGTGTAGTAAGTAACGCTATTCTAAACACACTTGCCAGTGCTACACCGGAGGAATGGAAAGATATTAAAATGGGGACACTCCTGCGTGAGGCAAACTCTCTTATCAAGGTTACCGCCCATAAGCAACGTACCGATGTGCTGAACCGAACGGCAGAACAAAAGGCGCTGGAGGCAATTCGAGCAGAGATATTCTCTGCTCTGCGCGACAAAGACCCGGAGCTTTTCGCGCGTCTTTCCAGTGCGCTTGACGATATTAAGCCGGATACATAAAACAAAAGCTCGAGCTATGGTCGCCATTCACAACCCGTGAGGAGGGAATAACAGTGTATGAATATAAAGGTTGAGGCGCTTTTTGATGATGCAGCTATTACGGACGCGCGGGCATTCAGCGACATGGATGTTACCAGCAGCGCAATGCGAGCAGCAATTCGAGAATGGTTCAATCTTTTCTTTATGCGCGTGCCGGAAAGAGAAGAAGACCCGGCACAGCGCATTCCCTGTGCTATTGTCAGCAGACTTGCAAAAGCTTGTTTTGCTGAATATGATTCTAGGTTTAACAGCGTTCCTGCACCGGGCAGTAAAGCGGATTGGATGAATGTTGTGCGCAATTCCATTGATGAGGTCAAGCTGGATGTGTTACAGTGGACTATGGTTGGCGGAGAATGTTTCTTAAAGCCTGCGCCGGACAGTACGGGCGGGCTTGTTTATCAAGTAGTGCGCCGTGACTGCTACAATGTTCTTGCTCGCGGGCCAGGTGGTATTACGGATGTGCTGTTGCGCGAACGGAACCGAATAGGGGGAAGAATTTTTACGCTGCTGGAGCGCCGCAGCGTAGACGGGCGCGGGTATCTCACAATTCAAAACAAGCTGTATTTGTCCAATACTCCCGCAGTGTTAGGATATGAAATCCCCTTGGACAGCTTGCCACAGTATGCTGCACTGGCTCCGAAGCATACATACAGCATGCCGTTCAATGGGCTGGGTATGACTTATGTGCGCATGCCCATAGCAAACACTGTGGACGGCAGTCCGGACGGCGTAAGCATATATGAAAGTGCCATACAGCTAATCCATAATATCTACAAAAATGAATACCTGTTGGGACGTGAGTTTGAACTGGGTCGTTCTAGAATCATCGTGGCAGCAGATATGCTAGTGAAGCCACGGTCGGACGGTGGTGTCATGCGAATCAAGGATGATATTTTTGTCGGGCTGGACGGTGGAGAGGGCATGGGATCTACCATCTTCTCCCCTGCTTTGCGTGATGAGAGTTTTGAACGAAGGAAACAAAATTATTTAAAGGCGTGTGAAAATGCGATTGGGCTTAAACGAGGTCTTTTGTCAGACGTGGAAGCCATGGAGCGCACAGCTAAGGAAATTACCAGCAGCGAAGGAGACTACAGCCTTTCCATCATCGACTTGCAGCGGATGTGGTACAATGTATTGTCTGAGACGCTGCGCATCTCAGATTTATGGGGTCAAACGCTGGGTCTTTGCGGTTCTCAAGCAGTAGACATTGAACATCTTTTAAGCGTTAACTGGGGCAACGGTATTCTTTACGATGATTCAAAATCTTGGCAGGAAACGCTTGAAATGGTGCAGAGTGGAATCCTAAAGCCGGAACTGGCACTCGCAAAGAAGTTTGACCTTCCGTGCAAAACGCCCGAAGACATTGAAAAAATTCGAGCAAAATACATGCCCTAGTCCTTTTTCGTTGAGCGGTCTCCCCTAAGCCAAAACCATATGACAATAATTGTTTATAGAGAGTAGTCACAAAAAGACACCAGCCAAAGAGCGGATTGTACTCAGGCTGGTGTCTTTTTCAAACTTTGTATTTTTGTTTCATCGCTTGTCTTTCGCTGTCAAACTGAAATCAGTTGTTGTCAGCGCTTGTCAAGGGTTGTCAGTTTGATGTTGAATGTCGCTGCTTTGATATTACGTGTCCCCTCACACAATCAGGCTATCTTTGGATTGACGGAAAATCTGATCCAGCACAGTTACAGGGACGAGTCCACAGTCGATCATTTCCCGGAACACATTTCCGGCGCCTACACTGGGCAGCTGGTCCGGGTCACCTACCAGAACAATGCGCGCACCATCTTTGATGCGGGAGAAAAATTTGCTTGCAAGCCACATGTCTACCATGGAAAACTCGTCCACGATAATCAGGTCAGCAGACAATGGTTCCGATTGTTTGGTGCGATGGTTGTCTTCTTCTTCGTTGCTGAGCCCCAGCCCACTATGAAGTGTCCGGGCCTTATCAAATCCCGTACTCTCTGCCATACGTCGGCTGGCTCGGCCAGTAGGTGCCATCAAGGTTATTTCATTTTGCGGATGCAACCGGCGATACACTTCCAAAATGGTTTTCAGCACGGTAGTCTTGCCGGTACCAGGTGATCCCGTGATAATCGAGAGATTATGGCGGTATGCGGCATAGACCGCGGCTTCCTGCTTGGGGGATAGGACAAGCCCCAATTCACGCTTGACCTGTTCCAATGCCTGGTCAATTCGCTCTGGGGCAGGCGGTTCTGCCAACCGTACTGCAATGTTTCGGGCTGCAGCATCTTCCTGAACGAACACCCGCGGAAGATAGATATTATCCTGCACCGATACGACTTCACCATTGAGGATCATGTTCTCCAAAACATTTTCTACTTCCTCTTCATGCAGGCGAAGAGATGCAACAGGTATCTTTGCATTCAGAAGCCGAAGAGACTCTTTTCGGAGTACTTCACGCGGCAGGAATAAATGCCCCTTACCTGATTTTCCATCTTCCAGACTGCAAAATAGTGCCGCCCTAACCCGATTAGGATCATGCAGATCACCGCCATTTTTCCGTACGATTGCATCCACACGGAGAAATCCAAAACCAGAAATCTGACAGAGCTCAAATTGGCTTTTCCTTAAAATCTCCACACTGTCAGGGCCAAAATGCTCATAGATTCGCAGGGCCGTTTTCGGTGTGATTTTGAACGGAGAAAGCATTACCATCAGATCTTGCAGTATCCTATTTTCTGCATAGGAACTTTTAATATCCTCCAGCTTGCTTTCTGTGATACCTTTGACTTCCAGCAGCCGCTCGGGATGCTGTTGCAAAATATCCAGCGCATTTTCCCCAAACTGAGCAACGATCTGGGAGGCAATCGCAGGCCCAATCCCCTTGATCAGACCAGAAGACAGATAGCCTTCCACACCTACTCTGGTTTTGGGCACAATCTCACGCCATTGTTCCACTTGAAGCTGCAGTCCGTACTTTCCCTGCTTCCATTCACCATCCAGTTCCAGTTCTACCGCATCCGTCCGGGGCAATTCATACCCTACGGCCGTAAAACGGATCAAATGGTCGCTGTAACGGCGGGAAGCACGGGCTTCTGTTGGCACAGACTGGTCTTTGGTTTTTACGCTGATGATACAGAACTTGTTTACCGGGTTGTGGTAAATCGTTCCGTCATAGGTGCCTATATGGATCACGTTTTTCCCTCCTTTATGTTGCGTCTGCCTCAGCTTTTACGCTGAAACGCCGGAACTCTGAAACTGTCACATACTGATTGTAGATTTCCGGATAATCGAGCTTTAACCGCATCAGGTTATCCTTATCAATGCCCGATTTTTTGACCGGGTTGTAAGTGACTGTGTAATTCATCCCGTTTTGTTGACACACAGCTTTACAGCTTTTTCCCATTTCGGCAATCAGGGCCGCTTTCAGCCGTCGCATATCTGCCTCAATTTCTTTGCTGCCGGCCTCCGCGCGTTTTTTCTCCTCCTGAAGTTGGAGATAGCGCATCAGTTTTGCTGTCAGACTGAAATCAAGTGTTACAACAGCAGCGTCCTTATCTGCAGGACCAGTGTGTCGGCGAACGCTTTCCACCACAAGATCTCCGTCTTCGGTATAGGGCGGAGGTGTTTTGGTGAGCACATGATTTTCCCAGAAATACTGTTCCAGATAAACCATTTCTTCTTCGTAAGCGATGTCACGCCGGATTTCACGGATGATCGTTTCATCTTCGTTATTGCCGTATAGGCAGCAGAAAAAGCAACGGTCTACATCCATAACGGCCATGTAATGCCTCCCCTGAGATTCGTAGTAGACCGGAACGGTTTCCTCACCATCCAGCCACCAATTATCCCGGGCGTTGTAGTTTGTTGTCTTGATTTCCAGAATGGCAGTAGTACCATCTGGGAGCTCAACAAAGTAGTCTACATCTGCCAGCATCCATGGATATTTCGAGTGCTGGAACATCTTTTTAATCTGGTAGATTTTATAACCTGTTTTGCGTTCAAAAATCTTTGCCACCAGGGGTTCCAGCAGATGTCCCATTTCCAGCGCGACCCAATTACCTTCCTCATCTTCAACTGCCGCAACATTCAGCTTGTCATAATACAAGTCCCGGGCTGTCCTCCATGGGGAAATCCCCAGAAGGGCTGCCACATCACTTCCGCCAATGCCGCGGCGACGATAAGAGAGCCATTCTTCCTCTGTAAGACCAGCTGTATCAACCAGCACCAGAGGTTCCAGCCGCTTTTCAGCAGCCGAATCAGTGACCAGCATGGATCAGCACCCCCTCCGTGTCTGACGGGGAACGACGTGCGGTTTCATTACCGGGCAGCGGCGCTGAATGGAGCTCTGCTTTCTAAGCAATTTCCAGCCCTCATTTGCTTTGCCTCTTTTGTTGGGGATCATGCAACTCTGCATCTTCGTGTTCATTTACATACCTGCCTTCCTAATATTTGATATATCCTCAAAGCCGCTTTCGGCATTTGGGCAAAAAAATAGGCGAGGTTGACCGCGGCCTAAAGCCTGCCGTTCATAGTGATCTATGAACCAAAGTCATCCTCGCTGCTGGGAATAAAACTCCCGAAAAAACAAAAAAAGCCAGTAATACACTGGCCCCAAGGGCGCAGTGATACTACTGGCACAAGTACAAACTTAACTGCGTGTGCAATGCGGGCATTTGGCCTGCGGTACAGAAATCAATCTGTATCCCATAAGGGAACGCACAAATATCAATTACATTTCCAGTTTAACACAACATATAGAATCAGTCAAGCAAAAACACATATATATTGTGTTCGAGGTGTGGGAGCTAAAAATAAAATTGCAGAACATGCAGAAAATTGGCAACTGCTTGTCTATTTATAAGGGTGTACAGGCCTGGTACAGAAATTGCTATCCAGCCTGCACACTCTTTTTGTACCTTGACAAGTTCATAATCTTTTCCGGAGGAGTTATACAGGGATTGTGGATAGTATGCGAGGACTTTATTGAGCGTGCCCACGATTGAAATACTGCATAGCAGGCCCTGACAATACGTGGCGGAAATCCCCGGCGCAGGAAATGACCTTTGGAAGAGACTACATACTTCCCGATAAATTTGAATGACTTCATTGTTTTTGTTGAAAACCTTCGTCTACAAACAATATAGGATATATGTAATTGCAAACAAAGGAGGGCAATTATGGAGAAGAGAAAACCCAATGACCTTTCACCGGAGCAGTGCTTAGCGGTAGATACAGAATCGCTTTGCAAACTGCTTGACTGCGGGCGACACACCGCCGTTCAGATTGGCGATCTGGCTCATGCCCGCATCACCATGAATTCTCGTGTTCTTTGGAGCGTTCAGCGCGTAAAGGAATATCTTTACGAGATTTCATGCTGACAGAACCTTGCCCACCAAGGGCACACCAGTACACAAACCATCGGGAGGTATCAATCTATGCCAAAAATTAGAAAAGACAACAAAGGACGCAACCTACGACCAGGAGAAACCCAGCGTTCAGACGGCAGCTATATGTATGTCTATAAGCTGGGGAACAAGAAAAAGTACATCTACGACTACGATCTTGCAAGTCTGCGGGCCAAAGAAAAACTGATTGACCATGACAAGGAAGATGGAATCCGTACTCAAGAAGCTATGAAGATCACTCTGAATGATATGTTCAGACTTCTTATGGATACGAAAATCCAGCTGAAAGCGTCTACACGGGCAAATTACGAATATCTCTGGAACCGCTATGTAAAGGACGAACCGTTTGCCTACACCCCTTTGCCCAATATCCGAAAAAGTGACATCCTAACTTTTTACACCAAGCTTTTGAGAAAGGGCTTTGCAATCAACTCGCTGGAGAGCATCAACAATCTAATTTTCCCCTCACTTGAACTGGCTGTTGATGACGATTACATCCGCAAAAATCCCAGCAAGGGTGTCTACCGTTCTCTCAAGGCAGAGGGTTCGGGGGCACCTCCAAAGAAAAGAATTGCGTTGACTATGGCACAGCAGAAGAATTTTCTTCGCTTCATTTCCAAGTCACCGATGTACAGTCATTGGCTGCCCATCATGGTCGTGCTGCTCGGTACGGGAATGCGTGTCGCAGAGTGCACCGGCTTAACCAAAAATGATGTGGATCTGGAAAACAATACAATCTCCGTCAACCATAACTTGATTTATCGAGTTATTGAAGGAAAAGCAGGGTTCCATATTACCACGCCTAAAACGGCCAGCGGCACCCGTATCATTCCTATCCTCTATCCGCAGGTTGCGGAACAGCTCCGCGCTTTGATCGAAGTTATGGATGCCCTATATCCTGAAGATCTTGTTATGAGTGGGTACCATGGATTTCTTTTTCGTAACCGTACTGGATACTTTCTCAGCGCCCATAATATCAATCGAGCCATTGAGCGCATCTCTCTTGCCTACAATGCCGAAGAAATGGATCAGGCCGAGCTGGAAGACCGTGCGCCGGATCTGCTGCCGCATTTTACCGTGCATAACCTCAGACATACTTTCTGCACCAGACTCTGTGAAAGCACAAATGATATCAAGTTCATTCAGCAAGTAATGGGCCATGCTGATTTCTCTACAACCATGGACATCTACACGCATATCACACAGGAAAGCATGAAGGAAAAAGCCGAAGACATTAAGGTCAATTTGGTGTTAATGTGA